GCTCGGGTGTCATTTTTGGTTTGGTTTGGTTGGTTTTTCGGTCTGTGTCAATAGTCGGCTTAATTTTGGATTACTCCGGCGTCGGCGAATGAAAATATAGGGAATCTTCCTCCTGCTGAATCGCCGATGACAAGGTGATCTATTAGGGTAATGCCGAGTATGTGAGCGCCTTCTTTCAGCCTTTGGGTAATTTTATAATCGGCTGCGCTTGGGGTTGAATCTCCGCTTGGGTGGTTGTGCATGACGAGAATGGCGTAAGCGTTTAGCGCGATGGCTGGCCTGAATACCTCGCGGGGGTGGCATATTGTTTCGTTAATAGTGCCGACGCTTACGAGGGCGTGGGCTGTGACTCGGAGTTTTGTGTTGAGAATGAGAACGACCATGTTTTCCCGCTCGGGGCTGAACCAGTCGGCTGTTGTGATGGACTCCTGCCAGTATTTAAGGGAGTTTTCCTTTTCGCTGCATACAGCGCCGGGGCATTCTCGAACGCGGTTTATTTTTACCTCGTAGCTGGGACCGTCAAACATGGAAGGCGTGTTTTCGTAACCGCCGGCGCGCACGGTGGCGGCGCGGGCGGTTTCCTCTTCCTGAGAGGAAAGGATTTTGATGGGGGCCGCAATGGTTTCAGAGATGAGGTTGAATGGCATTTCGTCGGCGGTGAATAGTTCGGTGCTCATGTTTTGAAAGGTGGCGAGGGGCTCGGACCCTCGCCTGGTTGAGATTAGGCGGTTTTCAGTTTCTTCATTTCCTCAGCCAGTGCCCACAGGGCGCGGTTGATGTTGGTGTTTTGGTCGATGCCTCCGATTTCGCGGGTGCGGCGGCGGGCTACGAGGCGGCCGTTTTCGTTGCGTTGAACATAGCCAAGGCCGCCACGGACCAGGTTTTCTTGGACTGCGTTTAATGTGTTCCACATGGTCGGGGCTGCGTCCTCATGGCGCCGGAGGGTAAGGATCTGCTCGGCTTTGACGGGTGCGGGCTTCTCGGGGTCGTCATATCTGGCGACCAGGGCGGCGCGGGCAAATGCTTGTTGCTCGCCTGGGGTGAGTCGGAGGGCGTCCATTTCGCGGATGCTCTCGGAAACCTCGGGGAGCCGGTCGAGGATGCTGATGCAACCCTCGATGACTTGGCCCTCGATGTTTCCTTTGTGGGGGATGCGGATGTCGTCGATAAGGTTTTGAGCTACTACCATCCCGTTGCCGCAAATGAGGCGGAAAACTCCGGCCATGAGGCGGTATGAGGAGGTCCCGTCATGCGAGTTGAGGAGGACGATCTCGTTGTGCGTGCCGCCAACTTCGAGGGGCTGGCTATCGTGGCGGAGGCGGAGAAGGTGTTTAGTAAAGCCGCGTTTTTCTTCTTCTCGGCTGCCTCCTTGCATGACGGCGTATGGGCGGAATCCCTGCCGGGCAAGGCCGGTGAGAATTTCGCTCGTTGGAATGTATTTGTATGCGGCGGACCGGCTGCCGTGGGCCTGCTCGGCAAATACCGATGGCGCAATCTGGCGGAGGCGTTCGGGTTCGATGGATCCGGTGCGGCTGGTGAAGTTCACCGCGCCGTTGCTGCGTGTCCTGGCGAATCGTGTGATTGTCATAATATGGGGCCTTTCTTAGATGGTGGGGTTGAGGGTTGCGGCGAACCCAGCGAATGCCAGGAAGAGGGCGAGGCCGCCGATAAATGCGGCGGGGCCGTGGGTGAGGGTGAAAGCCGCGCCGAGGGCGAGGCTGAGGATGGCGGCGGTGGCGAGTGCTACCGCGACTGCTTTTTCGATTTTTTGGATCATTTTTTTGGTGCCGGATTTCGTCCGGCGCGGTTCTTGTATTTCCAGTTTCGCTGGACCGTGGCGGGCCGTGGTTGGCTCGCTTGGGAATGAATTTATAAAGATTCAAAAGGGGTGCAAGAATTATTTTTATTTTTTTTGAAAATATTTTTTCAGAAAGTGCTTGACACTCGCGGAGGCTGATGAAATGAGGCTCTGCGGGTGGCTATGGAAATTTTGCGAGCGGTTTTTTCTTTTCGTATCCCCAGTAAAGTTCTTGGACGGGGGAAATGATTGCGATGCGTTGCGGGGGCATTTCATCGGGTAGGAATAGCTCGGCGGCGCGGTCGCCGTTGGGCCAGCGGGCGCGGAAAATGTGACTGAGTGCGCCGGTCTCGGGCCAGCGTGGGCGGCCGCTTGCGGTGAGGTCTGGCCGTATTTTTAGGGTGACTGGGGCAGCGCCCAGGACATTCCCATTCCAATCGACGATGCCGCCGGGTGGGCTGGTTTCAATGAGGATTTCCATGGGCGGCGCAACTGGGCGGGCTCGCGGGGCGAAGGTCTCAGGCTCAGGGCTGGCGCATCCAGCGAGGAGGAGGGCGAGCAGGGCAAGGAGTGGTTTCATGGGCTGGTGGCTGGTGGGTGGTGGCTGGTGGCGGGTGGCTGGTGGCTGGTGGCTGGTGGCTGGTGGCTGGTGGCTGGTGGCTGGTGGCTGGTCAGGTCGATGACCTGGGCTAACCAGCCCGGCGGGAGTTCGATGGTGTCGCTGTTGAGAATCCACCAACGGAGTTGGCTGATGGTGTGACTACATTCTGGGCATTGTCCTGGGGCGTGGCTTTTCCCGTTTTTTCAAAGCTGGTTGTTTTTTGCTGTGTGAAAACGGCGTGTTCTTTTGCTGCGTCGGTGAGCGCGGCGCGTGCCCAGCCGCCTTTGGTCATCCCGCTTTCAGCGGCCAGGCGCACGATTTCTTCAAATGTAGAGTTATCAACGGAAGTGCTGATAATCACCGAATCTTTTCCAGGGCTGTTGGTCTTTTTGGGCATAAGAACAAGTTCAAAGAATTTACAAGATTTTCAATTTTTTTGTTTGACGCTTATAAGAAATCTTATAAGAAAACTTCCAAGTGGGGTAAATACCCCATGCAACCACATGAGAACAATTCAAACCCAAGTTCCCGCAGAGATTGACGAAATCATCACCGCCCTGGCGAAAAGCCAGATGGTGAGCCGGGCCGCCATCGTGCGGCAGTTGTTGGTAAAGGCTGTGGCAAAAGCCAAAGCTCAGGAGGGCCAGATATGAGCCGCCTTTTTTTGTGCAGGGCGATGGATCCGCTGCGCGGTCCGTTTGGCGATTATGTGCGGGCGACATCCGCAAAGGCTGCGCGGGCGCGTTTTTTTGAAATTTTTGGATTTCGGCCGTTTTCCGTGGAGGTGGACAAATGAACACCCCGGATGCGATTCATTTTATCGGATGGACCTGGGAGGCGCTGTGCGCTCTCGGACCGGCTGCGGCGCTGGCGTTGCTCGCCTGGAGGATCGGGGAATGATCGAGCAGCACTACTCACCGGCGCAACTTTGTAAACTTTTGAGCCTGTCGAGGTCGGCGGTTCAGTCGAGGCTGTATGACGGGACTTTTCCTCATGTCCGCCTGGGGGATCGCATTCTGATCCCTGAGTCGAGCATCAAGCGGGTCCTCGAGGAAGGCCGGATCGGTGGCTCGGTGTATCTCCGCCCTGGTCGCAAACCGTGGGCCGCGTCGCTCACTTAGCGCCGCCTTTTTTGTTTTTTATGGAATCCACCCCTTTGATGAAAGCCGACGCCTTAGAATCCGCCGCGCCTTTTCTTTTTGCGGAGGCGGATTTGGAGTTTGAGAAGGTGGAAGCTCTCGGGGAGTTTACTGGTGAGCGTTTAATTGCCCGCCGGCCGGAGACATACCGTGCCATTGTTCGGATGTTGGCTGAGGGGTTGAGCGGTTCGAGCATTGCTCGGGCTTGTCAGGTCAGCCGGAATACGGTTGCGGCCGTTCGAGAGCGGGAAGGTTATTCTATAGAGCAGAGTAAAAAAGAGTTATTGGCCACAATCCGGCGAGGATCACAGATTGCAGCCGAGAGGGTGGTCGAGCTGCTCCCGCACATACAGAACGCCAAGGATGCCGCCATCACCCTGGCTGTGCTGGTGGATAAAGCACAACTCCTCAGCGGTGAGGCAACGAGCCGGGTCGAGAAGGTAGAGGTTAACCAGGACAAACTCTCTGAGATGCTGGCCTCGCTGCCGGTGCTCGAGGCTGAGGTGTTGCCGGTAACCGGTCCACACGGGAGCGGGTCGGGACAAAAGGGGGCGGACGGATCGGGCGGATTGGACGGATCTGGGAGCGCTGCCGATGCGGTCTCTGATACCGAATCAGAAGGCTCTACCTACGCAAGAGGGCTGCGGGTCGCCACTTTGGGCACCACTTGCGCCGTCGAGCTGGTCGAGGCCGATGACCGGCCGGTCGATCAGGAGGGGGGGAGGGGGTCTGGATTTTCGGAGGCCCCCCCTATGACACCCACTGATTTGGGTGAGCAGAAAATTTTATGCAAAGGGGTCTCTGCGTCGCAGGAGGCCGCTGAGGAGCTTTCAACTAACTAACCTATGGCTGACTCAAAAAATAAAAAAAACGCGGCGGTGGCCGCTGCTGTGACTCCGGAGGCGGTGACGCCTGATCCGGTGAAGGTGAAGGTGTATCGCCCGACTCCGAACCGCTACTTGGTGCAGGTGCAAATCCCTACGGGCGAGGCGGGCACGATGCGCGTGGCGCTGATGCGCGTGAAGGACAGCCGGTTCTACCGCCCTGGCGAGATGATTCCGGCGCTGCCTGGAGAGCGCGATATTTGGGCTCCTCTCAAACAACGTTTTTCCCCTGCTATTGGCACTTTATGAAAAAAACAACAACCCTGTTTCAGTCTGCGGCTGTGAGCGTTGCGCTCTATCGCCGTTTTCTTGAGCAAAAAAAAACGGCCCCGAAAAAATGAAATTGACCACAGAGGACACAGAGGACACAGAGGACACGGAGATGGAGTGGCGAGATGCTTCAGTAACGCTTCCCGACGATGGCTATACGGTCATCATCCACACGCTGGGTGGTGAGGTGTGGACGGGATTTATTGATGGCGATGTCTGGCGCAATGTTCTTGGGGCTCGCATTCACGAGGAGGAGGCGGTTTTGCATTGGATGCCGTTGCCGTATCCACCGAAGGAGGCGAAATGAAATCACGACTTATTGTCATCGATGTGGAGACGGGGGGCTTTGACCCCTCGAAGAATGCGCTTCTTAGCGTGGCGGCGGTGGATTCCATGGATAACGAGGCTTTTACTGCGATTATCCGGCCGAATCCTGAGTGGCTTTGCGAGCCGGATGCGCTGGCGAAGAATGGCTTTACCCTTGATTTTCTGGAAAAAAACGGGCGGCCGGAGCTGGATGTGATGCAGGACCTCGCCTTGTGGCTGGGCACGCGCCGGTTTTCGGTGATGGCTGGCTGCAATGTCGCCTTCGACCGTGACTTTCTGCAGGCGGCCTTTGCTCGCAATTTCCTGACTTGGCCTATGGGCAAGATGGTGGACCTGCAAGCGACGGCGTGGCTGGCCTACGAGGTGGGGGCGCTGAACCTGCCGGTGGGCAAGGATGGGCAGCCTCGACTGAATCTCGACCATATTGCGGCGGCGCTGGGCTTTTCCCGCTCGGGGAAAATCCACAATGCGCTGGAAGATGCGCTGATGACGCTGGCGTGCTTCCACCGCCTGCGTCGGCGCGTGGAGATGGCACCGGAGACCATCACAGCATGAAAGAAATACCCTACGACGAGTTTCGGGCTCTGGTCAGTGACAATGGTTCCATGAAGGCGCTGCACAACTCCGATGCACGGGTGGGCGGAATTTCCATGCGGCAGGCGCTGCAAATGTCGGCGGCCTGCGACCGGTGGCTGGCCAGTCGGGGGCTCCGGACGGGGGGCGCTTGGGGAGAGAATAGAATCCAATTTGGGAAGAAAAAATAGAAAATGCACTTTTACAGATTTAATATCAAGGACTATGCGGTTAATACAACGCATCTCACTAATGAGGAAGATTTAGCGTATCGCAGGCTTCTTGACCTCTACTACACTGACGAACAACCTATACCAAACAATAACCAATTGGTTAGTCGTAGGATTCGTATTGCGGCAGAAGTTGTCGATGTTGTGTTGAACGAGTTCTTCGTGCTCACGGAAAATGGCTGGATTTGCGGCCGAGTAGAGGAAGAAATTGAAGGTTACCGGAATCTTTGCCGTAAGCGTAAAGAGGTGGGGGCCAGTGGTGGACGCCCTCCAAAAAAACAAGCTAAACCAAAAGGAAAGC